GCCATGTAACATGATATTGGCCTCCCACCTGTTTTACGCTCGCTGTGAATAATAAGCTCAGCCGATAGCAAAGCGTCAATAATCTCTTGCATATCTTTTTTACGGTATTTACTAAACGGCTTGGCGACCTGCATTTCTTTAAATGTAATGCCCTGTTCACCCTTTGCCCGAATCGCTTTTAAGCACTCTAGCTTGCTGGCTTCAAATTCTGAACTTGATATATTCATTTTAATGGCCGCAATTAAAGCTTCAAGATTAAACTTAACCCATGCTATGCCCCAAGCCATATCTTGTGCTTCTATAATTTCAGCATTAACATTGCGGCTTAAGGCATGAATAAGGCTTAGTCTCATAGCCATTTCGTTACTGCGCCCTGTCATTTCAGCTAATGACAATTTTTCAAGCTCGTTAGCCTTATCAATACACCATTGTTGAAAATCTTGCTCAAGAGCTAGGGCATCGGCATTAAATTGCAGGGTAACTAAGCTAGGGTCTATGGTTGGCTCGTCTATGCCGCCACCCGCTCTATCTTGAATAGCCAAGCACCAATTAAAATTATTTGCGGCACTATATTAAACCTAGTCACTTTTGAGTGAATAGATTGAATACTGGCAAAAGTAACGTCGTGGTGTGTGGTTTTTTGCCCTAAGCCAGCGCAATAAAACCCTGCATCAACATTTTGGTATTGCCCCAATAATTCAGCATAATTTTGCTCTAGCAATTCTTTTACGTGAGTTAAAACTACAATCTTAGTGCGTGGTGCAATATCATGCACACGCTTTATAAATTCGGCCATAATTAGGCTTTTACCTGCCCCAACAGGGGCAACAATCAAAGGCTTTGAATTAGGGCTATGATTAAAAAAATCAAATACAGAATTAACCGCCGCCTCTTGGTGTGGGTAAAGCGTTTTATACGCCATGACATACCTCTCTAAAATCACAAAAACGGCATAGGTAAAAATCTTGTTTTTCGCTTATGCGTCTAGGCTCACTCTTGGCGTTCAAAATGTTTTCGGCTCTGTCAATATATTGCAATGCAACCTCACGCACATATTCAGTGCGGCAAGATTGATAACCACGCCCACCTGCACCGCTAACAGTTAAATAATGGCGGTCAAGGTTAAAAAAGTGCATATATAATTGCGCTTGAATATAGTATTTAGTATCCCAATTTTTTAATGCTTGCTTTTCACCATATACATCTTTTGCTTTTATAAAATCATTAAAGCGTTTATCAGCACAAGCTTTATGTTCCCATACGTGCCATGTTTTAGGGGCTTGCAATAACCCTAAAATTAGGCCGTCAATATGCCCCTTAAACTTGCCGCCAAAATGCTCAAAACCATATTGCTTGCCGTCTTTTTCAGTCAATAACTTTAAGTTTGGCACAAGGCGCAATCGTTCGGCGGTTAAATCTTCTGTTCTATGCCCATCTTCAAACTTCATTAACGTATCGGCCACAAACGGCTTTTTAGGATAGCCGTTATAATCATACCATATTTTGCGGGCGCATTCGTCACCAATCGCTGAAGCGCCTATATAATCACGCTTTTTATTATTAGCGTTAGCTCTAATTTCAATCTGGCGCATCATTTCAAGCAATGTTGGGTCGCCGTGGTCTGGTTCGGGTATAATCGCCATAAATTTTATCCTTTTTAGTTTAAGACTAGCCCCAATCATAGGGCTAGTTAGATTTAAACACTATGCCTTAAAATGGCGGTGCGTTGGGGTCTGCTTGCTGTGCGCTTGGCGTTGGTGCTTGCGGTGCAAACATAGATGCACTAGGGGCTGCTGGTGCGCTTGCGGGGGCAAAGGGTGTGTTACCGTTGGTTGGCAAGCTATCATAGCCACCAATCACGCTATATTCTTTGCCCATGCGTTTCTCGCCTGTATTTTTATCGGTATATTCACGCCCTGCCTCTGTTTTAACCTTAATCAATACCTTAGCATTCACCATTTTAGTAGTGTCTTTTTGGTATTCATTAAAGCCTGCCGCCTTGCATAATTTTGCCCATGATTCTTGTGCAATCTTAACGGCTAGTGGGTTAGCATTTACAAAGTTAAAGCGGTCTGTTAATTCAACGCCTTGGTGTGCGCCCTCAACAATCACAAACTTAGCAGCTAACATTTTGCCGCCTGTGCTTGTTGGCACAAGGCCGCCGTCGCTCACATAGCGAGCAACATATGACCCTGCGGGGATTAACGGCAAGCCGCCGCCGCTTCCTGCTTGTTCAACAATTGTATTAACATCATTTGTGCCAAAGTTATTTTCTGGTAAAAAAGCCATTTTTTTATTCTCCTTGTTTATTTTCTGGTTGATTGGTTTCTGGTTTCTTTGCTCTAATTTTTGCCGCAATGTGGGCTAAGTTAGCGGGTTCGTAAAACTCTAATGCGCCTGAACGGTCTTTACATTCATATTGCCCACAACGCTTTGTTTGCAAAAATGACTGTTCAAGGTTGGTTTCAGGATTTACAAAGTTTTTAATGGTAAACACTTCGTCAAAAAAGTAAGGGATATTCTGCGCTAGATTTTGCCCTGGGGCGTTCACATTGTATAATAATGCGCCTGTCACAGTATCTTCAATACGTTTTTGCTTTGCCGACATATAAATGTTTTTAGGCAAATCACGAAAGCAACGAATTAACTCAAGCATAGTATCTTGCATCTCGCCATAGGCTTTGCGTGGGTCTTTTGTTTGCTTTTTCTCGTGTGCTAATACAGTTTCAGCAACCTCGCTTAAACTATCTAAACAAACCCAATCATAGGTTGTGTCGGTTAAGATCATGGCATAAACTTGGCGCAATTCGTCAAGCGTTTTAACGTCCACATAATCAATATTTGCACCTTTAAGTGATAATAATCCACCCTCAACGCTAATGATTAATGGCTTAGTGCCTGTTGTGTCGCATAGCCGTGTTTTGCCAGCGCCTGCGGGTGCGTGAACCAAAACCTTGATAAACTGGTTTGACACATCGCTTGTGTTTTTAATTTCAATAGCCATTATTTAATCTCCACGCTAAATGTTGGTGCGCTTGCCTTAACGGTTCTAGCTGCATTAAATACTTCTTGTATTTTTGCAGGCCACGCTTTGTATTTTGATTCGGAAACATCGTATTTAATTACCATGTAATCGCTTGGGTTTTCATTTGAGGCCACAATGCGGTCATAAATGTTAGCTAGTTGTTTTTGGTCATACTCAACCTTTTTACTCACAACAAACTTTATCTTATGGTTGCCAACATCAACATTAACTGTGCCGCAGCCATAATCTTTATCTGCTAATTGTGTATTGATTGATTGTTTATGAGTGTCAAAAATAAGCACCTCTATGGCTTTTTTCTTTTTGCTTAACTCATCTATTTGGCTTTTAACGCTCAAATAGTCTTCTATTAAATTACCCATTTTGAACTCCTTTGGTTTCGTTGTTGGGTTGTCTAGAATTAAGAATATAGGGTCAAAGTAACCTAATGTCAATAACTTTCTTTTATTAAATATCAATGCTTTACAAAATAACCTGATATTAACTTATTACTGGTTATAATAGTAAGACAACAACAGAAAGGCCAACTATGCGTGATTCCACTAAAAAACTAAAATTCACCCACGAATTGCATTTATTAGCCGTTGACTTGGCAGAGATGACTAACGATAACAAAGGCCGTGAGCAAGCGATTATTGCAGCAAATAAGGCGTGGACTGATTACCTTGAGCATTTAAACCCATGGCTTGATATATAGTAACTTCAACTCTTGGGCTTGCTTTATCTATACCCATAGGGCGCAAGCTTTCGCCATTCACACATTGCCAACAATCATCTTCAATAACCCCTTGTGCCACTAAATAATCGGTCACGGCCTTAATATAATTTTGACAATCGGCCTTACGGTTGCTTCCAAAATAAAATTGATAATCAATATAAACGCCGCTTAAATTAATTGGTTTTAAGCGTGGCACAATTAGCAACCATTGTTTATAAGCTTTTGACTTAAACCTTTGCTGTTTACTGCCACCACCATATAGTGCATTAACGCTAGGCGGCATAGGTAACATGCATTTATAAACCTCTATTCTATCGCCATGTAACATGATATTGGCCTCCCACCTGTTTTACGCTCGCTGTGAATAATAAGCTCCGCCGATAGCAAAGCGTCAATAATCTCTTGCATATCTTTTTTACGGTATTTACTAAACGGCT